ACAGAGACTTACCAACACCAGTGCCAGCGAGAGCAATATTGAGTGTTTTATTTGGAAGCCCACCCTTTGTAATCTTGTTAAAGAATTCAAGGTCAAATTCAATCTTTTCTTCTTTCTTGTTATATAGATCAAATCTTTCTGCATAGTCCTGAAGATAATCATGTCCTACATTGTTGTCAAAAGACACACTCAGGGCATCTGAAAGGATTGAAGGAATGGCATCTGGTTGCTTCTTACTATCCTGCCCATCAGCAATGGCAATAGATTCCATCAGTGCCAGATAGACAGCACGTTCTTTACACCACTTTTCAGTAGTGTCCATCAACCAGTTGAACTCTACTACATCTCCATCAAGGTAACTAATCAGTTGACTGATTTCTTTAAAAGATGTCTCATTGATATCAGTCCTCTTCTCAACTTCAATAGAGACAATCTCCTTAGTTGGAAGTTCATTGTACTCAGATACAAAAGAAGAGATCTCCTCAAACACAATCTTCTGATTGTGATCTTGGAAATACTCTGATTTGATAAAAGGAATAACCTTTCTTAGATAGTCTTCATTATTAATTAAGTTCTTAAGAACAAGAAATTCAATTTTGTCCATCAAACATCCCAAAGAGCATAGGTTGACATAATATATTTGTTCCCCTTTGTTACTGGGTTCCCTTGGTGAGGCAAGACCCAGTATGGTGGAAATACTAACACAGATCCCCTTTTTGGAGTGACTGTGCATTGAGGATAAAAGACAGTTTCACCTCCCTCAAAATCATCATTCAGATAATACACAAAGGCAATAAACCTCTCTGCTGTTTCTATACATCCAACATCAGCGTGCATATCATATCTTTCATCACTATTCTCAACATATCTTTTCATGTTAGTAGGTTCATACCTAACAACATCTGGACCAGTGGAGAAATAACTACCATATGGTGCTATGTATTCCCTATACTTCTGGTGAATAGTTCTAGTTAATGTATGAACCTTTTTATTGAGATGAGGGTTGTAGTAACTCATATTGAGTTGAGTCCAGTTGGGATAACCATCATTATGGTAATCCTCTGTCATTCCACAATGTTCAAAGAAATTAATGAATTCATCACAAACTTCATCTGGAATGACTTTATCAATTTTTAGAACAAAGTCTAATACATTCATAGTCCGTAACTAAATTCCTCTTTTGCAATGGCATCCAACTTCTCCATGACTTCAGGAGTAAAATATGTTTCTGGATCTTTCAAGATTGCCTTGGCATAGACCTTTTTGCCACCTATCTCATAACGACCTGCCACGTTCTTCCAGAGACCTCCCAGTTCACCCAACTCAAGAAGACCATAATATCTATCAAGACCACGCTCATCGTAATAAAGGCGCACTGTAACATCCTTGTTCTCCTTACTTAAACGCGACTTTGCTGTCTTAGCTTTAATAAGATTTCCAACGACTTCTGTTCCATCCTTTTCTTTTTTCTTGCTAAGATAGATGATTGTACTTGCTGCATACTTGAGGCCACTGCCTCCCCCCATTTCTTTAGTAGGTACATAAGATCCTATGACATCGTAGGTGTGATTGGTTACAATCATTGGAATGTTTGCCTGACCAAGTTTTAGGGTGAGCATTCTAAATGCACCCTTCACCAGTTGAGATTTAGTCATGTCCCTGACTTGTTTGTCATCAAGGGCATCTCTGATCTCTTTCTCAGTAGAAAGCATCCCCAGTGAGTCTAGCACAAACATACAAGGTTTGCGGTCTTCTGTTGGGGTTTTCAGATATAAGTCCACTGCTCTCAGTGCCTTAGACCTGAAGTCTTCAATGGTTACAACATTTACAACAACAGTACGTGTTGTATCCACTCCTCTTGAGGAGAGGAGTGATTTAGTAACAGCAGACTCCGTATCAAAGTATAGACAATACCCATCTGGGTGACTATCAAGAAAATTTTGTACGACAGCGAGAGAGAAGAAAGTTTTACCAGTGCTAGACTCCCCAGCAATGGCAGTAATCTTATTCCCAGATACACCACCAAATATAGACCCTGAACAAAGTCCATTAAGAATGTAGGAACCAGTGTCCACAAAATTCTCTTCTTCATCAATGTCTGCTGCGAGTTTTGTGTACTCATCCCCAATCTCTTTTACTATGTCTTTAAGAAAATCCATGTTTCAGTCAAAAATATAATGTGGGTTCTGGGATTTGAAACTTTTAACTTGTTCTTTAGTTTTGAAGAACTTGAAAAGTTTTTGTCCATGTTCTTTATATTGATAGGTAACTTTAATCATTATCCAAAAAATAGTTCCAAGTTTACAGTTTTCTCTACGTTCCAACCAATAGCATCAAGGATAACTTTGACTGGTTCTAGGAAGGCTTTGTTGAATTGTAGATCATAGTCTATGTACTTGTCAATACCAAGTTCTATTGGGAACTCAGAGATGAAAGAGATGACATTCTCCCTGATGGGATTTGCCTTCTTCAAATAAACAAACTTGATCTTCTCTCCATTATTAATGGCAGAATACTTGTGTGCAATATTCTTCTCTTTGATGTAGTGATTGTACAAAAGAGCACCTCTCACATGGATAGGGCAACCCTTTCCATAGATTGTTGCATGACTCTTATGCTTATTTACATCACTAACAGTTCTTGGAAAAGCAATCTCTTCAGGAGACATCTTCTTGAACTTTGCTCTGGCATCATCAATAAAGTCAATCACCTCATCTTCTGTGCCACCCATCATAAGGTTGAGAGCATCCTTAATCATCTTCCTACAAGGTGCAGGAGTGGATGACTTGACTGCCTCAATACCCATCATTTTCAATTTAGGTTCTTCATACCTAACACCCTCACTGTCCCATACATTAAGAATGTACCTTTTCTTTGCTGTCCAGATGCCCCTATCTGCAATATTCTCCCTCTTCATCTGCATTTTCTGGGAGTATGCATTCACATACGTCGCAAGTTTCTGGTAAGAGTTCTCAATGAATGGTTCCAGTTTCTCCTCGCAGATCTTGTTAATGATCTCCACAAGTTTAGTTTTGTTGCCATGATGAACATCAAAGAATTTATTAACAAGAGGTCCAAAGTTAATATAGATTGAGTCAGTGTCAGATGCAATGACATAATCTGTATCTTGAGTTTGTAACAAATTATTTAGATATTCATTCATGCGATTCTCAATCCACCTGATAGAAGTCTGTCCTGACAGGGTGATTGCCTCTGCATTTGCTAGTTTGTAATACCTGAAATATTGGTTACCAATAGCACCATAAGCAGAGTTAAGAGAAATCTTCTTCGCCATTTGAATGTTGTTGCATCTAGCGATTTCTTTCTCAAGTGCTTTAGTAGGCGTCTTCTCATACTGCTGTTTGGCAGCAAGCATTCTTTTCTTAAAGATAACTCTTTCTGCATACATCTTCTCCATCAGTTCAGGGAGGAAACCCTTCACATCCTTCCTATACATTGCACCATTGGCACACACAGCATAGTCACTGTACATCTCAAAGGTGATGGACTGATTGAGAATCTTATCCACAGTCACAGTGGGGTGCTTTTCATCAATCAGGGTTTCAGGAGAGATGTTGTACTGCATCATCAGGTGAGGATACAGAGAGTTAAGGTCAAAAGACACCACCCAGTCATAAACACCAGGCACAGGTTCCTTCACATAGGCACCAGCAAACTTCTCACTCTTGTCTGACCTGTCCTTTGGAGGGACAACAACATTCCTCTTCTTCAGATAATTGTAGATGATGGTATCCCACATCCTGACCTGGAACATCACATCAATGTAGTTGACTTTGGCAGTGTATGCCATAGTCATAGCAAGTTGAATCAGACCCATCTTGTCCTCAAGACGGTCAACCAGTTCCACGTCAACAATGTTGTAGTCTACAAACTTCTTCCAGTTACCTCTGTAGAATTCTTTGAATGTGTCAAACTCACTGTGGTCCAGTTTCTTCTGACCCAGTTCTACTTCAGCAATATAATCCAGTCTGTATGACTCTTGTGCCTTGTAGGTGAACTTCTTATACAGTTCCAGATAATCCAATGTGGTGACACCATAAAGTTCATACACATTGAATTGTCTACCAGAGATGTGAACTTCCTCATGGTTGACAATACCCCAAGGGGAAAGAGTCCTCATCTTCTTTTCACCAAGAACCCTGGTGAATCTGCCACAGATGTATGGGATATCATACAGTCTTACATTCCAACCAGTCACAACATCAGGAGTGTTGTTGGTCCACCAATACAAGAAAGCATTGAGCATATCCACTTCTTCTGAGAAGTGATGATACGTCACATTGTCCTGTGTAGGAGTATATGGTTTCCTACCCCAGGTGATGATTTTCTTGGTGGCATTGTCCTGAATAGAGATGGTCAACATCTCCTCTGAACAAGAGTCTGGATCAGGGAATCCTTCCTCTGCCTGAACCTCAATATCCATTGTCACCAGTTTAATCTTACTGATGTCAAACTTGATTTCTTCTTCAGGGTACTTGTCAGAGATATACTGATAGGCATACCTCTCATTACCATAGATGGGGAATCCATCTACATCATCATACTTCTTGAAGAAGTCTCTACAATCCCTGACAGTTCCTGGTTGAATTGGTTCTACATTGTCACCTTCTAGGGTTTTCCACTTTGATTCTTTTTTAGACTTTACAAAGAGTGTTGGTTGATAAGACTCTTTGTATTGTACTCTCTCACCATTTTCATAGGCACGTACAAGAAAGTTGTTGCCAACCATCTGGACGTTTGTGTAAAACCTCATTCCTTTACCAGATCTTTGTACTTTTCAGACAGTTTAGTATTTGGTTCAGTGATAGTCAAGATCTTATCAGAATGGATCATAAAGACATTCTGATTAGATACATCAATCAACCAGGGTGACAGTGTGCCATCTTCATTCAAGACAAATGGTTCTGTCAGTTTACAATCAGGTTCACCAAGTTCAGTAGGGACCTCATCAATCTGTGTGATTAGAATGAGATCATTCAATACCAATACTTTCAGATTCATTTGCCAACCCCATAATCAGGTGCTTCTGCTTCTAACTTACGAATGGTGTCATGAAGTCTTGCTACAGCAGCAGTCATTTCAGGAGTTTCTTCCCACTCCCAAGTTTCTTCACGTCCTTTCTTATCAGATTTCTTATATTCTTTTTTCATAGTTTACCTCCTACAACTCCACTATTTACTACACGAACACTACCCTCTGGCCAACCCTCTTGTTCACACTTTAGATGCCATCTAGTCATATTGATGACTCCATCTTTAGTGAGACCAGTTAGCATCTCGCGACCCTCTTTGGTTTTTGAGGTCCATAGACCAAATCGTGTTTCCCATACATAAAAGCAATCATCAATCAAAATACGATTAGTTTCCATAGGGTTCTCTTGTACACCATATTATAACGAAAAAAAGGAGGGGCGTCAACTGGATTGTGCCAGTTGCCCCTCTGCGGCGACGATATTCAATTATATTTAGAGCCAGTCCTTTCTAGCATGATGTTCAGGTACAACCTTACCCAACATGATAGTCAGTAACCCATCCTCAAAAGTAACTGATCTAACCTCCGTATCATCGCTGATTGTCCAGGATCTTTCAAAATTTCTTTGCGCCAATCCCTGTACGACATATGTCTGCTCTTCCTTTTCTTTATGATTCTTCTCGCTTTTAACAACGAGTTTACCATATTCTGTGTAGACATTTACTTCATCTTTCTTGAAACCTGCTAACGCAATTTCTAGTCTAGATTCTGTATTGCTGAGTTGAACTAGATTGTATGGGGGATAATTTGATTCTGCTTGTGCTTTGAACAATTTGTCAAAGTACTCATCCATCCCAATACTATTGCGTGTAATCCTGTCCAGTAACTGGTCCAGGTTTGCGGCATTATACTTCATTAGGTTACCCATTTGAAAACTCCTTTTTCTAAGCAAGTTGTGTTGTGTGGACCCCTAAGGCATCCAATACTATTTAACTACAATGCTTAGAAAAAGGCAAGAGGAAAACCCTACTTTATTGGGGGGTTTCCTTCCCTTTTTTGCCAATGTTGTACTTCTGCTCTAAAGTCCACTCATTCTTATCTCTGTATGGGAGAACTTTAATTTGATTTAGAGGGGCAATATCCATGATAGTGTCCTCGCTAACCACTGATACGAGTCCCCAGTCAGCAAGAAGGCGAGTAATACGATTCCTGCGCTGAACATCATTAATAGTAAGATTAGCATACTTGCCATCTAAAGCAAATAGTTCTTTGAAGTGAACTATGTAATATTTACCTTGCTTATGAAGAATATGGCAAGATTGGTAAAGTTTCTTTTCTTTTCTAGATGCTACACCAATTCTAGTCAGTGTCTCACGCACCTTTAGGAAGTCATCAGGTTCATTTAATTTAATCTCAATCATTTTATCTTGAGACCAATTCACCTGAGGTTCAGCAGTTTGTGTCATTTAGTTCCACCAGTATCAAGTCTTTGTTTAATAAAGTCAATTTGTTCATTAGACAGGATTTTCATTGCTTGAGTTGCCTTTTCATTACTATAACCATAGTAAGATTTTACATACTCTAGGTCAGATACTTTATCCTTCCTAATCCAAGGAGAGAATCTTTTTCTCTTTCTCAATATATTTAGATAAAAATTATATTGCATATCTTTATCTAAGAAATGATACTTGTTCATTTCATTGGCATACAGGACACAATCCATATGACCTGACAAACATTTGTTGACAATGAATGGTGGATATTCTTTTGTCATGTGTGGTTCTTCTTCAAGAATATTCATCTTGTTGAAGTTAATTGAATTCAACCAGTCCTTGAGTTCAACAGTCATAAAATGCTCCTGGATTTCCATATGATAATTGTGCCAATCTAAAAGCAATTTCAATGCGTTTCAGATCTTCATCAGATATATCAGACTGCTGTAGTTTCTGACATACAAGATTCATATCATCATACGTCATCCACACAGAAAATGTTTTTAGTTCCAATGTCTAATTACCCCTGAAACAATAAAAGAATTAGTAATGAGATAAGAAATGAATATAATAGTCCGTACAACAGCCACGTGATTGTCATATCTTTTTGTCTTGACATCATTGAAACTACCCAGACTGTACTTCCAGATTCTCCAAAGTTTTTTCATAATTAAACAATAGCAACTCCTTCCTTTCTTTTTGTTCTCTCATATATTCACCCACTGACCTCATAGTGTAGGTCAAGTCAAATTCTGCTGCTGTCCAACCTTCAAATCTATCTTTAACTAATTGGGCAGAATTGTAAGACACCAACATATTAGCAGAGCACTCATTGCAATTCTTAGCAAACTCATCATGACTGAAAGACTTATGCATAGAACCTTTCTTACCATAGATATTATCTTTAATATCATATGGAGGGTCAAGATAAAGGAAGGCACTCTCTGAATGCTTCATCAGTTCCTCATAGGAATGATTTGTAATCTTCCAGTTCTTGATTAGTTGGGTGTATCCAGGGAGTTTATCAATTCCACGCATCGTGAAATTGCCAATTGACGCTTGTTTTGAGAAGGAGCTGGACTCAGTGAGACCAGAAAAAGAGCACTTGTTAATAACGTAGAAACTACAAGCACGAAATAGAGGGGATACGGAATTTTCATTTACTAATCCTTTTGCTTCTAAAAATAATCCTCTTGCTGAACTCTCATCAGGATACCTAGACTTCAATTCCTGAAGTCTCTTATACATCTTATATCCTAAAGTTTTATCCTGTAGAACTTTCCAGAAGTTATACAGTGGTTCATATAGGTCATTGACCCAAATATCTAGATTGGGATACTTCTTGGTGATGTGAATTGCCACACTGCCACCACCAAGAAATCCTTCCCTGTACTCTCTGTAGTTACGAAGGTCAGGAAAGTATTGATTCATTTTGACACAAGCACGTGACTTGCCACCAGGATATCTTAATGGTGTCTTATGTGATTTCAGCATCAGTACAACTCAGCAGTAACTGCTGCTGTCAGTCTATCAATACTCTGAACCATAGTGCGATATCCTGTGCCAACATACAGTTGACCAAAGACCACAGAAATAGTACAAATGCCCCAAAATATATAATATCTTGAAGCTTTCACTTGATGCTTTTTAGACATGATTAATGATGATAATGTGGGTAAGCAAAACTATCATCATGATCATGATGATAATAATAGTCAAAAAATGGCATATGGATGTGGTGCATAAACCTCCTTCCATGATGCCCTTTGCCTTCACCGCCATGAGTGTGCTTGTGGCAGTGCCTGAACCCTTTCTTGACATGGGTATGACAGTGCCTGTGCTCTGGAACCCAATACCTGGTTCTAGGACCTGCTGAGTGGGCAGCAGAAGCACTCAAAGCACCTGTCACCCCTAAGAGGAGTCCTACAATGATTGAGTTTTTCATAAAATCAACTTCTTAGATGGTGTTTCAATTGGAGAGAAAATCTTCTCATATTGTTCAGAAACATCAGGATTAGGCTCACCATAGAACATAATGAACTTTTTGTCAAGTTTGATGGTCTCTCCCTCTTTTACCAGAGGTGCCCAAGGACCAAATCCAATCTGTCCCTGTGCTGTAGGACCAGCAACTAAAGGAGTAGATACTTCTAGAAAATCTTCTGTGTCATTGATAACTTCAACAATGATGTCCTCACCAGTGGACATATGCACTACTTTTACATTCATGATTCTGATTCCAGTTTTTTAATAATACGTTCAACTTGTTTTCTATTGGTTCCACAGGGAGCATTTTTTAAACAGATTAAAATACAATCCCTATCACTAATTGGATCTCTTTGCGTCCATCCATGTTCATCAATCATTTGAATTCACACTCCACCATGATCTCTGTTAGACATGCAAGCATGTTTATTTCTTGATCAGCAACGAAAGAAGATTGGTACTGATACTTAGCAATGATAAGCACAGCAGCAGCAACCCCAGGACCTTCCAAGGATGTATAGCAAGCATCATAAACAGACCTAAGAAGTACAGTAGGATCATTGTCCAGATTATCAACGACCCACTTGCGAACCTTCGCAAAGTCTTTCTCTTTAAGGCATTGAAAGAGATCATTTGTTTTTACATTAGTAAAGTGAGCAAGGATACCAGAGTCAATCTCACCACCAGAGGAATACCTCTGACACTCATTAAGAACACGTCTCCAATCAGGGAAGTGTTTCTGAATTAGTTCTACCAGGACCTTGTTATCATATTTAATACCTTCTGTACCCAAGATTTCTTGGAGACGTTGGAAGAATTGTCCTGCAAGTAATTGACGTTCTTTTCCTTTAAGGGTGAAATCAATGGTTGAGCATCTGCTGTGAAGGGGGGCAATGATTTTATTTTTGTAGTTACAGGTGAAGATGAACCTGCAGTTGCCAATAAACTCCTCTGTAAACGCCCTAAGGCAGAGTTGTACATCTGGGGTGGTGTTGTCAGCCTCATCAATAATGATGACTTTGTGTTTTGCATCAGAAGATAGCGATACAGTTGAAGCGAAGTTCTTGGCATTGTTACGTACAGTGTCTAGGAATCTACCCTCATCAGAACCATTAATGACATAGTAGTCTGTTCCAAGTTCTTCACAGAGTGCTTTAGCAACTGTGGTCTTACCACATCCTGGTGGTCCAGAGAGAAGGAGGTTAGGAACCTCTCCCTTATCTAGGAAGTCAAGGAAAGTTTTTTTGATATTGTCAGGAAGAATACACTCACTGATTGTTTTGGGTCTGTATTTTTCAACCCAAATGAACTCACTTCTCATTTTTTCTCCTTTCTTTTATGACCATACTCAATCACAATCTTCTCATGCATGGTAGTTTTATCAGAGCACACATAGTGCTTTGCTTGACCCTCCAACAATTTTTCAAGTGATTCAATTAGGTTAGCAGCAATAACTCTGTTAGTTGCTTTTTCCCATTCTTCTTTCATAATAATTTACTCAGTGATATGATCAATAGGAATGTCAGCATGATAACTACATCCCAGGACTTAGTTCTTATGAAGTATGGCACTGATATAAGATCAGCAATAAAGTGCATGACCACACCAGTAACAACACTCACATGAAGAACAATAAAATAGGCAATGATAACAAGAGCACTGCCAGTTATTCTCATTGGCACATCAACTTTAGTCATTCCAAAGGACGAACAAATTTACTAGAGACAATATCAGTTGCTTTCAATTGCTCTCTCATATATTCTACACCAACTTCAGGTGTAGAATCATCACCACAAGTAAAGACATCGCAAACTGCCATACCTTTCTCTGGCCAAGTATGAATGGAAATATGACTCTCTGCAAGCATGGCAATACTAGTGACTCCTTGAGGATCAAACTTATGTACTGCTAGATTGAGTAGAGTAGATTTACATTCTTTTGTTGCTCTATACAGAAGCATCCGAATGAACTCTTTGTCATCAAGAAGTTCAAACGGACAACCTTTAAGGGTGAAGAGGATGTGTTTCATCCAAATGTAGAATCTGGTTCAAGAGCAATAAAGTAGGTAACATCAATATTCTGGTTACTAAACTTAGACAGGAGTTTTTGTGAGACAACCACATCATATGTGCCAGGAACAATCTTCAGGTTCTCTTCCTTGAAGTTGAAAACAAACTCTGCATTGGTCTCACCAACAACAATAGAGAAATCATTAGAAGTGTCATTCTTCTTGTCACGTGCTACCAGTTTAACAACACCATTCTCTCCAATGGCAGAAATGTCAGGCAGTTGATAAACAGATGCTGCTTTCTTGAGTTTCTCAAGTTGCTGACTAGTCAGAACAAAGCACACATCTTCAGATGGCATCTTCATCTCCTTCTCAGGAGGAGTGACAATCACAGATGGGTCAGCAAAGAAATACTTACCACGCATCTTTCCTTCTTTAATCACCACAAATTGATCACTGGTGAAGTCAAGGTCAGGACTGGCATGGAGTGACAGACCATTCAGGAACTGGTTCAGATCATAGATGGCAAAGTCCTTTGGAAATTCTTCAGCAACCTCTGCCTCTACCAAGATATTTTTCATCACTGACATGCTGCGCAGTTTGCTACCTTCTTTGAACAAGATAGACTGATTGATAGAAGAAAAGTTCTTCAGCAGGTTTACAGTGGATTCAGACAGTTTCATAGTCATTGAGGATAAGTTTCGCGTTGGGAGTTTTTGTCATTGAAATACATCAGAAGAACAGCATAATGCAGAATCTTCATGATGTCACGTCTTGCAGTGCCTTTCTTATCATAACGAGAGGCATACTTGAGGATATTACTGCGGCAGAAGGATTCCCCATCACCACATGCTTCAATCAGGTCAAGTGTTTGAATTTTATCATCACCAGCAGAGTAATGCTGATTATATGTGCCAGTAATATATTCTTGCAACTCTTTAAGGATTACATCCTCACTGTACTTGTACTTTTTTAATTTAAATTTTTCATCCATAGTCAATTCAAAAGAAATTGAGTCTTCACTATAAGCACCTGCTACTTTACTATCATTTGAACCTTCCCAAAAATCATTCCAATCTTTGTCATTGGCATTTGAAATACGACCATTACGATCAAAATCATAATAGTGTTTTGAATGTTCAGTCATAAAAAAATCCTCATAAAGTAAAGCCCAGGCATTCATTAGGGGAGACATTATACCTCCCCTAAATCATATCAGTTGTTTACATCTTTGTCAATGGAAACTGCATTTGTAGGCATCTCAAAATCAACATCAACTTTGTCATAGAGTTCAATGAATGATGCTTTGGTTTCTTCATCAAAACGATTGATACAGAGTTCAATTGCTTTGGACTTGTCAGCAAAGATACTGTAAGCATTGATGATGTGAACCAGACGACGAGTGCTGATAATCTCCTCAATACCACCATCATAGAAGGTCTTGCGAATGATGTCTGCCCAGTCCACTAGGTGCTTACAGAATTTAGGAGCAACCACATTGAGATCATTAGCAATACCCTCAAGGATCTTCTGCTCTGTAGCAGGAGTGGGATAAGACTGCTCAAAGGTCACAGGGAAACGCTCAAGGAATGCTTCATTAAGAACATTGGTGCCAATGAAGCGTCCATCATCAGAACCCTTACCCTTGGTGTTGGCAGTGGCAAACACTTGGAAACCTTTAGAAGGTGCAATGTATTGACCAGTCTTTTTCAGGAACAGACCTTTACCTTCCAGAATAGATTGAAGACACAGGATCTTGTTAGATGCCAGATCAATCTCATCCAGCAGGAGAACAGCACCACGTTGAAGTGCCTCAATCACAGGACCATTGTGCCAAACAGTTTCACCATTGACCAGACGGAAACCACCAATCAAGTCATCCTCATCAGTCTCAATAGTAATGTTTACACGGATGAGTTCTCTTTTGAGTTGCGCACATGCTTGTTCAATAGAGAACGTTTTACCATTGCCAGAGAGTCCTGTAATGAATGTAGGGTAGAAAAGACGGGACTTAATAATTTTTTTAATATCTGTGAAATTACCAAAGCTGACGAAGGTATCATCTTTTGCAGGGATAAGGTTCTGTTCAAAGGCAGGAAGGGCAGAAGGTGCTTGATAATCTTGCTCAAGTTTTTCTTGAACAGTCAAATCCCACTTACCACGACCAGTCTTGTATTCATCAAGTTTCTTAGTAACAGTCTGATAGGTAGTGCTGTTCATAGCACACCATGCACGAACATCAGCAGCAGTTACATTTTCACCATAGAGTGATTGGAGAGAAGAGACAATGTATTCTGTGGAGAGTGCCATTTGATTTGTGTTCAACAGATTAATTATAAAGGATCAGGAGGTCTTTTGGTGCCCCCTGTGACCAGTTTCCAAAGTGGTCAGCAGACCAGATCCATAAACTGACTCAAGACTTTCTTATTTAGAGCTTTGCCTTTCAAATTCTTAGTGAAAGCACTCTTGATCTTTGCTTTGGATGCACCTTCCTCAACATCAAACTCAGTGTCATTGTTGAGAGCATTGCTCAGAATAGCAAAGTAAGAGGTATATCCAGAGTTCTTAATAGCATGGAACTTTTCTTTCTTGATTAGTCTGTACTTTGCATCATTGACAGATTCATACCTTTTGATAAAGGAACTAAAATCTCTTGGTTCAGCAATACGAAAACCAATGAAGTTAGTGTCAGGAAAAGTCTGCTTGAGATCTTTAAGAACAATTTCAGTAAACTGATAATATGCATAACCAATCTTATAAGTGTGACCAGTTTTGCGATTACGAAGATAAGAATTATCTGAAGAGAGTCTTGATGTACCAACACACTCTTTATCAAGATAATCATTCCAATACTTCCTAGTAACTCCAGTTGGGTTTGCCTCCCCATCAGAAAGAATCACACACTGGACTTTTTGAAGATTGTTCTCTTTCTTAAATTGTGGAATGAGATTATGAAGGCAATACAGTGACTCATTCAGAGGAGTGCCAGAAAGACCATATCCAGGAGGAGAAGACCATCCACAGTAATGTTTGAATTGATAAGCAACTCTCCAGAAGTTGATCATTTGTTCTTCCAGATCTTTTTTCTTAAACTTACTAGACAGAACATTCAGCAAGTTAAAGTCAGGTGAAATCCAGAATTCATTTGCTGGAATCTTGAGATCTTGGAAACCCTCATGATCCCTTACAGAATAAGAAGAAGTAAATGCATAGACCTCAAAAGGAATGTTTGTTTTGTTGCAGAACCAAACAAGGTTGTAAAGTTGCTTGATAGTATCCATCAGGATATCTGCCATAGAACCAGACCAATCAAGAATGAAAATCAGTCCATGATTCTTACCATCAGGAATAGTGGTAACTTTCTTGAAAAGATCTTCATTGTACTTGTAGGTATGAAGTTTAGTGCAATCAAGAACACCAGTCCTAGAAGTAGCAGCACGAGCATATGCATCAGCAGACTTCTTACACTCAAACTCTTTTACCAAATAGTTCACTTCACGTTGAGCATTCTTCTTGAATTTCTTGTAAGCATCATCTGCCCAGTCAAACTCAGTGCCTTGAATCCTTTCCTCACATTTGAAGTAAAGATCAAACTCACTTTTGACTTGAGTATAGGGAACAACAATCTCTTTGATATTGGCATCAGGAACTTCATAGTAACCAGGAACACCATAGGGATCAAAGTTACCATTCAGTTGCTCAACACCCTCATTGAACATATCATCAGTGGTCACATCCATATTAGATGTCCCACCATAAGATTCATTCTCATTGATATCTTCAACATCTTCAGAGACTTCACCACTCTCAT